CTGGAGTTATGGATTCATAAGAATGACGCAGTTAGAGTTAAGTGGAGATTACATCCGGCTGGCAGACTATATTTTAAAGCATACTAAAAAAACATTTAACGATCCTGCAAAAGCAGTTTTTCATAAGCGTTGGAATCAAAGTACGAATTTAATAATTCCGGTACCAAAAAAGAAAAAGATTAAAGCTACCTTTTGGCTTAAAACTCCACGTATTCCAAAAGGCTATATCATGATCAGAAACAGCATGGTTACATGCGTAAGCGAATATGACGGCTCATATTATCAATACTACAGATTATTAAAAATAAATACGGGAAAAAGAAGGGAACGTGAAAATGGAAGCACTAGACGAACGAACACTAAGTGACATTAATCATTATTTGTTTTATGCAGATGTGTTGCGAGTTGCAGTAAAGGAAGCAAGAGAATTACAGGATGCACATGGGGTTACAACAGGAGGATGCGGGCATGCCGTTGTAAGTGACCCAACAGCACAAAGAGCTATTAAACATGCTACTGCTTTGAAAAGCGTTTTAATAATAACGCCACCACGAGGGGAGGAGTATGTCCAAAATCCTGAAGGGTGGCTTAGATTAATTGACAAAGTCTATAACCTTTATGAAAATCAATTGGTTGGTAAATGTATGAAACTGCGGTATGTTCAGCATAAGAACCCTTTAACAATCATGGTTATTATGGGGATTAGTAAAAACACCTACTATCGGTGGAGAGATGAATTTATAAATGATGCGGCTATGTGTGCAGTATCAAGTGGATTAATAGACATAAAAAAACATAGGAAAAAGTAATAGCAAAAAGTGCGGTACTTTTTTGCTGTTTTCTCGTGCTAAAATACTAGTGTCAGAATTAGGCAGTACAAACTACACACGTTACCTTCCCCTTGGGGCACGCAGATTAACTCTACGTGCCTTTTATATTGTGAAAAACGTGGCGTGAGTATTTACACATTAGTCCTCGCGCGCGTATATGGTAGGAAAAGGTACTTCCGGGGAAAAGAACAGGCCGAGGGTCTTTCGAACCCCGAAAACGTTCTAAATTTGCATAAAAAAATTCTGATATTTACTTACAGGAGGTGGACAAGAATGGCAACAAAGATTTTTGCAGATTTGACTCAAATAAAAACAACTTCTGATGGATTGGCTAAAAGCTTTGGCTTGACTCGTCCACGAATAATCCAACTGGCTAATGAAAATGTTTTGGAAAGAGACAAAGCTAGTAAATATGAGGTTGCAGGGAATGTATTGAATTATATTAATTATTTAAAAAAGCAAGGTGAAAGTGCAACTTCGGGACCGGAAGGACAGGTGGATTATTGGCAAGAAAAAGCACAGCATGAAAAAGTAAAAAGAGAGCTTGCGGAAATTGAATTAGCTAAAAAGCTAGGTCAAATACATGGGGCTGAAGACGTAAAACTGGTAATGAGTGAAATGCTTATAAACCTCCGGACAAAGTTTCAAGGTTTTCCTACCCAATTATCGCAATCATTAGTGGGCAAGAATCAAGAACAGGTCTATGAAATATTGACGATTGCAGTAGAAAAATTACTTGCTGAAATGTCTGAGTACAATCCCAAGCTTTTTGATACTGAGATAGAGGATGAAGAATATGTTAGTCCAGACTGACATAAAATTGACCTACGACCTGTTCAAAAACATTATAAAAAAATGTCTGCAGCCAATTGTTAAAATTAGCGTTTCTGAGTGGGCTGATAAGTATAGAGTACTAAGCAGTGAATCAGCGGCAGAACCGGGAAAGTGGCATACTGATAGGGCACCGTACCAACGGGAAATAATGGATTCTTTTACTACGCCAGCTATTCACAAGGTTGTATCAAAGCTTGCCAGTCAAACAGGTAAGTCCGATATGTTAAACAACGTCTTGGGTCGTTTTGCTCACATAGATCCTTGCCCTATTATGCTTGTTCAGCCGACAATAGACATGGCACAAGATTATTCTAAAAGTAGAATTGCACCCATGTTGCGCGATACAAAAGTGTTAAAAAGAATGTTTCATGATGTTAAGTCCAAAGATAGCGATAATACTATACTGTCTAAACTTTTTCCAGGTGGAAGACTTATTATGTGCGGAGCAAATAGTCCGACAGGTTTAGCATCAAGACCAATTAGAATCCTTCTATGTGATGAGGTTGATAGATTCTGTAAATCAGCAGGGACAGAAGGTGATCCTGTAGCTTTAGCATCAAAAAGAACTACAACATTTTGGAACTATTGCGTAGGATTATTTTCGACACCGACATTAGTCGGGACAAGCCGTATAGAAGCTGAATATAATTCTGGGACAATGGAAGAGTGGCAGCACGAATGCCCTAATTGTCACGAATTTTCTTTGATTAAATACGCAAATCTACAAATTGATTACGAAGAAAGTAAAAAAAATGATGGTTCGCGCTTAATTACTATCAAAAGCATCTTATACCATTGCCCGCATTGTGGTTTTGGTTACGATGAACAAACCATGAGAAACCAACCACAAAAATATGTTGCTAAAGCTCCTGATGCCATAAAAAATGGCGTACGGAGTTTTTTTGTTAATGCTTTTTCTTCTCCGTGGATACCGTGGAAAACCGTGGTACAAGAATATCTTGAAGCCAAAGGTGATCCGGAAATGGAGAAGGTTGTTGTTAATACACGCTTTGGTGAAGTATATGAACCAAAAGGTGAATTTGCAGACGAAAACATTTTTCTACAGCGCAGAGAGGACTACGAAGCAGAATGTCCCCAGGGTGTTTTGCTATTAACGGCGGCAGTTGACGTGCAAGATAATAGACTTGAATATCAGGTCAATGGTTGGGGATTTGGTGAAGAATGTTGGGGTATTAAGAAGGGCATAATTATGGGAGTTCCGGACGAAAAGCGTACCTGGGATGAACTCGATTTTGTTTTGGACAAAGCCTATCAACATGCTAATGGCCGTAAGCTTTTAATAAGCAGGACATTTATAGATTCAGGCGGTCATTATACAAAAAATGTTTATGAATATTGCTATAAAAATGCAAGAAAGCAACGTTTTGCAATTAAAGGCATGCCGGGTGATGGTATTCCATTAATCTATAAACCGGGTAAGGCTAAAGAATACAATGTTTTCTTGATGTTGTTAGGTGTAGATTCAGGCAAGCAACAAATTATGGATAGGCTGGCCATTGACGAAAAAGGTCCTAAATATTTCCATTATCCCAAAGATGTTGTAGGTGAAACTCCAAAAGGGTTTGACGATGTTTATTTTAAGGGACTAATAGCAGAGAAAAAAGTACCACGCATTGAGCGAGGCAGACTAGTCACAAGATGGGTAAATATAGCACCTGATAAGCGCAATGAGCCTCTTGATTTAAGCGTTTACAATTTGGCGGCACAGCAAAGTATTAACCCTAATTGGGAACGGCTACAAAGCGTTATTGATGACTCATATGCAAATAGAAAAGCAGAATCTATTAATAAAAAACCGGACAGGCATCAAAGTTATGGAGGTATAACGCAAACTATAGTTTAGGAGGAAATGATGGATAAAGCAGAACTTGAAAAACAACTTAATGCTGCTTATGTGGCACGTGAAAAAGCCATGATTTCTCAGGAATATAAAATCGGTTCTCGCTCTAATAAGCGTGCTGATTTGGATAAGATTCAAGCTGTTATTAAAGATTTGGAATCAAAGCTGGCAAACGGTAATTTTAACAGTAGTAATGGGAATAGTCGCAGGGTTATTTTGATAGACAGGTAGAGAAGGGGTTAGATAAATGAGTATGAGGAGAGCAGGGTGGAGCAATAAAGCAAGACAACCAACAGAGCATCAGATACCTAAGACTTCAGCGGCCAAGGTTATACGTAGAATTCTAAATACCGGTTATGGCGAACATGCAGCTAATCATCAAAGTGGTAGCATGATGGGTTGGAACCCTATGGCATCGTCTCCAACTTCTGACATTGATGTACACTTGTATGATTTGCATAGTCGTGCACGTGATTTGCAGATGGGTAATGCTGTAGCTAACAGTGCTATTAATACTTCACGTACCAACATTATTGGCGCAGGACTTAAAGCAAGACCACGTATAGCAAGAGAAATATTTGGTATGAATGCTGATGAAGCTACGGCTTGGGAACGAAAGACTGCAAAGGAATTTGAGTTATGGGCTGATAGCAAAAGCTGTGATTTATATAGGCAAAATAATTTTTATGATATTCAGGATATTAATTTTATAGGCTATATGACGAATGGTGATGCTTTCGCGTTGCTTAAATATCGCCAAGCAACAACGCTAAACCCATATCATTTGCGTATTCAGCTTATCGAAGCAGATAGAATAAATAATCCTGATAGTAGTGCTTTTATTCAGCCAAGTTACAGCGTTGTGACACATAATCCAAAGAACGGAAACAGGATTGTTAGCGGAGTAGAAATAGATTCGGATGGAGCTGTTATTGCTTACTGGATTTGCAATAGGTATCTTTATGATATGACCAATACCATAGATACCCCGAAGTGGGTAAGGGTATTAGCTAAAAATGAAGATACTGACATAGCAAACGTATTACAAACAGCACATATTGAACGACCTGAACAATACCGCGGTATTCCATTTCTAGCACCTGTTATGGCTACACTCAAACAAGTATCAAGGTATACTGATGCGGAGCTTACTACGGCTATAATTCGCTCATTTTTGAGCTTATTCTTTACGCAAGAGCCAGGCTCAAATGACATGGGTTTTCCGCTAGGGAATACTTACAGCGAAGAAGAGGGAAAAGAAGGTATAGATTTAGATTTAAACAGATTTAAACTTGGGGCAGGAACGCTAAATAAGTTGCCTCCCGGTTATGATGTAAAGACAGTAAGCTCTACCGATAATATGGACAGCTACGAAGTATTTACAAATACGCTTTTAAAACAAGTAGGAGCTGCTCTGGAAATACCG